ATCGTGATAACTTCCGTGGTGTCACCGCCAGCCGAGGCAATCCCGCCGCCAGCCCGATAGAATCCGTAGCCGGGCTGCGGGCCGACGGGCCGGAACTTGCAGGATGTTTTTGTGCCGAGGTTCATCCACATCGGCGTCATGCCGAGCACTGCATCGGGAAGAATGAGCAGGCTGCCGGGGTTGTAGCCGGAAGCACCATCTGCCGGAATTGTGTCAAACGAGGACAGGGTGATCGTTTCCTTTTCTTTGCCGAGCCTTAGCTTGCCTGCCGAAAACTCTTCATACCTCATTGTGTTGCTCCTGAACCGCTAAATTTAGGGGAGAATGAGCGTGCGGCCTACTCCCACTACGGTTTGCGTTGATTTGCGCGTATCTTGTCGATCGTCCGGTCTGCCTCGTCGGCGATTCTGAAAAGCGCCTGGAGGACCTGGCAGGCCCCCTGCCGCTGCCGGAAGACGTCCGGGTCCATCTCGATTCGGTTGGCCTCGTCGAGGCGCCTGAGCTCGTCTTTGAGCCAATCCCGCATGCCCATGGTCTCGGGCAGCGTCGAGAACCGCGAGAGCGAGGACAGGACGCTCAGGGTCACGTTCGGGTCGTGGTTCGGGACGTAGATCATCAGGGCCTCACTTGGGCATCTTCAACTGGACTTTCTTCACCGGGAACGGCTCGCCGGCCTTGCCGAGCTTCTTGATGAAAGCGCGTTCCTCGTAGTTCGGCTTGCCGGCAGTCAGGATAACCTCAAGGGACTTCTGGCTCGGCCGCCGCTTCTTCCCGTAGAGCTTCCGGGTCGCCTTCACCGTCAGTTTCTCGCTGATGTATTTCGTCGCCTTGATGGCCCCGCCGTAGATAATCGCCCTTACACACTGATCCGCGGCCTTGTCGATGATTCCGCGCTGTACTGCCATGACTGAACCTCCTAATTCCCCTTCGCAAACCCCGGTACGAGGAAGATTTTCTTCGTGTCCTCGAGGTTCGCGTTCGTGATGACGATGAACCCGATTTCCTCACGGCCGATCTTCTGCGCGATGGGGTCGAACTCCGTGCTGCGCTGCGTCAGGACGTCGGAGATGAACGTCACGAGCTCGTCTCGCTGATAGACGTAGAGCCCGCAGCGCCACATATCGTTGCCCCGGTACTTGTTGCGATGCTCGACCTTGACCTGCTTTTCCCTCATGGCCTTGTCGATCTTGGCCGCGTGCCGGATCCTCGCCTCGTAGGAATTGACGTTCGGGGGCGGCTGGGGGTGCGGCAGGCCGAGGCTCACCAGGGTCCGCCCGAGGCACAGCTTGATGAACGCCACGGCCTTCTTCATGTCCTTGCCGAAGTTGTACTTCTTGGCCTTCTTGATGGCCTCCTTCGTCATCTCGAGGTCGTTGGAAGCGATCTCGTCAATCGTGAGGTTATCGGCGTATGTTTTCTTATTCATGTCCATCGTTACAACCTCCTACTGGTTGAACTGCCTTACGTCTTTCCCGGCCATGGGCTGACCGTCCGGCCCGAGCTCCTGCGGCTTCTCCGGATTCGGGGGGCCCCCGGCAGGACCTCCCGGTGCTGGCGCCTGAATGGCCGCTACGAGTTGCTCCGGCGCCACTCCGAGGGCCGCCGAGAGCTTCATCACGATTTGCTGAACCTGCTGCTGGACCTGGTTGGCGATCATGTCCTCGCGCTTCGGGATGATCTTTTCCGGGTCCATCTTGAGCGACTTCACGTTTTCGCGGAGGATTTCGGCGCGGCCGTCGATGCCCGTGATCTGCATGTCGATCGGGTTGGCCGTCGCCTGGAGGAATTCCGTCCGGCGAATCTGGAGCTGTTCCTGCTGGATGAGGTATTCAGAGGCCCGGGCCTTCACCCGGCAATCGCCGCGGGCTTGCTCAGGGCTCGTCAGCATGATCGTAAGCCAGTGTTCCTCGACGGATGGGGAAATCACGCCACGGTCGATGTTGCCGGCCGCGTTGCGGAGGCCCTTTGCCGCCGCGTTCATCAGCATGGAGAGGCCGGAGGCCGTAGCCCCTGCCCCGCCGACCTTCTCGTTGCCGTAGATGTAGGCCGGAATCCCCGTAACCTCGGAGCCCTGCTGGAAGAAATAGTCGTAGATTTTCAGGAGTTGATCGACGATGAGCTGCGGCTGGAAGAAGTCCATGGGCTTCTGCGAGGCCGACTTGATCTTCTCCGACGAGAATTCCCAAATCTTCCAGGGGTAGATGTTCGTCCGGTCGCACTCGGCCGGGATGAGGTCGACGAGCTGCCAAACCTGGGGGCCCGATGCCACGGCCGCGTTGTTGCAGATCGCCCGGGCTGCGGAGTTGCAGATATTCTGCACGTCCCGCATGACCTCGGGCGGTGCCTTGCCCCAAATCGAGCCGTTCTTGTGGCGGAAAGAGGCCGAGTAGATGTTGCGCCGACCGAGGGGGTGAGGGTTCAGGCGGGCCCCGAAGACGTAGGAGCCGACCAAGTGCGCGATAACGGGATATTCCCGGTAGGGATCCGGCACGTCCGCGGCCTCCATCCCCCACTCCCGGAGCATGAACCCCTGAACGGAGCCGAAGAACTTGATGCCGTCGATGTGCCCCTCGGGGTCCTGCATCTCGTTGGGCCGGTCGTGCAGGTCGGCGATCTCCGTGTCGTAGGCCACCCACTCCCGGTATCCGTTGGCATACTGCTTGAGGATCTGATCGATGGCGTCGCTGTCATATCCCTCGACGCCGCGCAGGGCCTCGAGGTCCCGGCGGGTGTAGCGCTTCCGGATGCACAGATCCCCGTCCTGAATCGTCCGGGCGCCGGCCGAGGGGTAGACGTCAAAGAAGTCAATGCGGTCGTACTCCTTGACGACCTTCTCCGTAACCGTAATCCGCGACATCATTGAGCCTTGGATGGGCTCCCAGGCGAGAACGGAACGCCGGCGATAGATCGGACCTTCCATGAAGGCGGTGGGGTATGTGGAGAAATCCTCAATGAATTCCGACAGGGCTTCATACCATTTGCCCTCGACGAGTTCGTCGTCTACGCTGTCCTCTATGGCGTCGGCGTCCTTTTTGGCCTGCGCTCTTACCTGCTTCAGCAGCTCGTCCTTGAACTGCTCAGCTGCCTGCCGGAAGTCGTCCTCGGTGATCATGTCGGCCGTGACCTGTGTCGGGTCCATTCCGGCCTGGACGGCGACGCGGGCCATGTAGTCCTGGACGAAGGCCTGCTGCGCCTTCTGGACCAGCTGCGGGGGGATGTCGGGAATCGGGGTAGGCTCGATGCTGTAGGGCTTCTCTCCCGCCGGCAGCATGATGTCCTTGAGCCAGCTTTCCAGGGCCCGGCACTTGACGTCGGTGAGCATCATGTAGATGTTCGTGCCGTTGCTCTGCTTGATGAGTTGCTGGACGTCGGCCTCGTAGATGCCCTCGCGCTGTCTCAGGCACATGAGGCCGCGCTGCATGACCGTGGACTTGGCGTTGACGGCGGAAGTGAAGGCGCTCCGGATGTGGGAAGCCAGGGCGGAGATGACGGGCCGGTTCTGGCGTGCTTCGAAAGCCCGCTGGGCCTCGGTCTCCTTCTGCTTCTCGATGTCCTCGTTGGTGAGGCGTCGGATCAGCGGACGCTCGGAATAGGTTTTCCCGGTCGCCACGATGGGTTGCGCCTGCTCGGTTCCTCGAGGTATGAGGCCTTGGGTTGGCATCAGTTGTCCCTCACCATGCGAAGCTCACCTTCTTTGCCGGCTTCACCGCGAACGGGAGCGCCTGCGCCTGGATCGTTGCGAAGGTAAGGCACAGGGCGTCGGCCTTGTTCGGGCTGCGCTTCAGGAGCTCCTTGAACGTGTCCTTGTCCATGATCTTGATTTTCTTGCCCTTGATCTCGTAGGTCGCCGTGTGCAGCTCTTCGAGGAGTTCGTCGTCCGGCGGCAGCATCGAACCGGTGTCGGTCCTGAGCCATTCCCGGCATTTCCACCAGAGCTGATCCCTGACGATGCCGAATTCCCCGAGCTCCCGCTCTTCCGGAAGCTCCGTGGGGCTCTCCTGGACTTTGATACCGTGGGCGTTGCA